TTTGCTAGTTTAACTAACCTCTCACTTATTTTATTTAAAGCCTTATGTGTATTTTTCCAATATGACCTAGAATCAACATTCAATTCATTTTTAAGACGAACATTCATCTTCACTAATCTGTTTAATTCATTGAGACTATCTCTAATCTCTCTCATAGAACGACCAATCTTTTGTTTTGGTGACAAAGTATCATCGTTTCTATAATCGTGATATCTACCTTCATTAACTCTACTATAACCAGTAGAGCTAGTAGCTATCTTCTTTTTTTTCTTCTTATCCTTCTGTTTACCACCACTAAACGCGTAAGGTGTTTGATAACCCGGCACGTTAGCAGAAGTAGTAGCTTCTTCAAGCTCTTTTTTGATTAACTCTCTGATTATTTCTTTGAGTTTATCTATTTTTGACATTTTCGAGCTCCTTAACTAATTGATAATACCTCATTAGTGTAACTACTTGTTTGTCTTCTACAATTCTTCCCTTCATAAGAGCTTCTGCTTGATTAATAGCTTCTTTTAGCTTAATCTTAGTAACTTTATCATCAACTTTGGGTAAAAATGATTGGAGTTTAGATTTTACCCTTAAAGTTTCTGTTTCTACTAACTCTTTTAGAGAATTTGTGTTAGAAATGTTATTTATGTACTCTCTAAGTAATGTTTTTTGTGATTTACTCAAAGAACTGTACTTTTTATTGAATTTTTCAACCAAAATACCATATGCAAGCAATCTCAAGTCTTTTTCTTGCTTTTTGTAGCCCTCAACAAGCGCTTTTTCTTTCTTTTTAGAAGAAATCTCTTTTCTTGTGATGTGTTCTACAATAGTAAACCTACTTTGAGTTTCAGATGCTGGATTTCCATCGTGATTGGAGTCAAAAATTTTATAAATTGAAGCATTTACTTTATAATTTGGAATCCTAGCCATAAAAAAATCATTTACATCATAATTTTTCTTAACTTCTTTAATTAAATTATATTTTTCTCTCTTTAATTGAGAACTATTTATTTTTTGATGAGCTTTTGCTACAGCATCTACTAAATGATTGGCTTTAATTTCAGATGTGTAGTTTTCTACAGTTAAAACTCTATACAATTCGTATTCTTTACCCAACTGTGTTTTTTTATTAAAAAATTCTTTTAATATATTAGCAGCGGCTCCTTTTTTATCATTATTAAGAACGTCAACTGTAATTTGTCTTGTCAATAACTCAAATAGAATCCCTGTATTACGGATTTTTGAGTGTTTTGTTTTTGAACTCATTTTAAACTCCAATCATATGTATAATACTTCATATATAAATATATCATTACTTAATTTTTCTTAGTATTAATGGAAGATACTTCTGATTTATATTCATCTTCTACCTCACTTGACTCAGAAATTAGTGTTTTTGCGTTTGAACCTAAATGCTTAAACAAATTTTCGTAATGTTTCATAGCAACCCCACCATAAGCCATCTTTTTATCATGTGCACCTAAAGGATCTCTACCTCTTGCGCCACTATCTTTCTTATATTTGTTAGCTTCTTTTGGTCTTCCAGCACCTGGTTGTCCACCTTCTTCCGAACCACCTTCATCATCTAACTCATGACCAGTTCTACCCATAGCTAAATCAGATGGTGTACCTTGTGATTGACCACTTTTAGCGGGATCGTTACCTTCGGCTTCAATCTGTTGTCTTCTAAATTTGTTTTTATAATCAAATGTAATTTGTTCGTCTTGTTGTTTAATTTCTTCTTCTGTAAATCCAAATATATTTTTATAAATCCACTCTGAAGAAACTAATCCATCTCTAACCATCGACTCAGCAAGTGAAGTTTTATTATTCCACAGTTCAATCTTTTCTTGTTCATAAATTGTGGATGGATTAGTTAGCTTTAAATCAAAATTAACTAACTCTTGGTCACGATACCCCTGAGAATATAAATGAACCACAGCTATCTTTGTTAATTCACTAACTACGATTCTCTGTATTCTTTCAATTGTTCTAGCAAAACGAACATCCTCAGCAGCCAATGTAGCTTTAGAACCTAATCCTTCTTCATATCCTAAGAAAGCCTTTGGAACTCGTAGAGAAGCCATAAGTCTATTTCTTAAATATTCAATATCATCGACAGCATCATAACTCAAACCACTAAGTGACTCAATGTTAGTTCCACTATCTCCACCTCTTACAGGTAAAAAGAAATCCTCTGTGAGATTTTGGATATTGTAACGAAGATTATATTCACCTGTTTTCTCATCTATAACAGGAGCCTTCTTCATCTTATTAATTACCTGTTGCATATAGTTATCAACTTCAGCTGGTGGTATATTACCAATATCTAACTTAAAGATTCTTTTTTCTGGTGCTCTCATAATACGATGTATTAACATAGCATCTTCCATAAGAGTTAATTGTTTCCAAACCTTTCTACCACCCTCTAACATAGAACGACCATAAGGTACATAGTTGGAATCTGACAACAATCTGAAGTGAGCTATCTCATAGTTCTCAAATGTTTTTGGGTCTTGTTGTTTAGCTGAATGCCTACTAGCATCACCTTGTGGTGTTAGTAGGAATTGAACTAATTGTGGATTATCAGGATCGTGTCCTTCCATTCTAGCTACATCGTAAGCAGACATAGGAGTTACATTTGTAATACCATACTTTTCAGCAACCTCTAACTGTAAAAAGAAGTCACCATACTTATTCATATTACGAATCCAAGGCCATAAATTAAATTCAATATTTATAATATCATAAAATAAGTTATGTAATATATCATATATTTGATTATTATCAGTTTGTATATCTAATACTTTACCATATTCATTTTTCATTGTAGATTCATCAGAGTATATGTCTAAAGCGGAAGCAATAATAGAATCACTATCCATAGATTCGTAATCTTTGAACAATCCTAATCTTAATTGTTGTTGATACAGTTGGTCATTATATCCATATTGTTGCATATTAGAATACAGTTTAGTATATCTATCAACCAAATTAGTTTGTATACTTGATTGTAACTGTCCTGTATCTACAATCTTTAACTTTCTCCCACCAATATTACGAACAATTGTATTCGTAGAAAAAAGTCGTTTTAGTCTTGAAAATAAATCTTTATCTGCCATAGTTTTACCTCTTAGTTAATTAACCAATCTAACGACTCTTTTTCTCCATTTGGTCCTATTTCCATTTCCCAAGAGTTATTTTGATTGGTTGGTTTTTGTGGCAACATTTGTGAAGACGCACCACTCAAAGTTCTTTTAGTTAATTCTATTCCTTCATTTCGTAATCTTAATGCAGTATCTCTTACCCAAAGAGTTAGAGCAAAACTCATAACTAAATCATCGTTATATCCCTGCATCGCTTCAGCTTTATTGTTGTTATATATAAATACAAACAACTCATCAATTAATCGATTTGAACGGACAATTACTGACTTTTCTCTAAAATATTCCTCTAATTTAGAGACAACCAATGGTCTTGTCTTCATTGTCATACTAAATCCAGCTACCATATTCCTATCAGATACTCTATATTTATTAGACATCTGATGTTCTGTATCTACATACTTTAAATCTTTACTCATATAAAATAAGTTCTCATAACCTCTATCAATGCATTGTTGTAGAGCAGCCCAACCTATATTGTTGTTCTCAACCACTAATAGAGCATTATTATATTCTGTAGCAACGTTAACACACAGATTACCAAAGTCTTTTGTGGACATTCTGCCCTTATATTCAGCTACTTGCTCCATAGACTCTACTTCCATAACGTGAAAAGCTGAATAATCTGAACCATCTCCTCTACTCACATCAGCACTTAATACATAATCTTTTGTATAGTTTGGTGGTTGCCATATCCAAAGGTTACTATCTACTCCTCTTTTTTCTAATGGGTCTTGAATTGATGTATTTCTATATTCTTCTAATATAACACCATCTATTACAGTTTGACCTGAAGTGATAAAGTCACAATCACATTCCTGTGCAGCTAAAGAAGGACCTAATAGTTTATCTTGTTCTGCTCTCCATTCATCATTTCTTTCAGGATGTAAATTCCAATGTAATTTAATAAAATTCCAATCATTAGTACCATTTTCAGCGCCTTCCCAAGTTTTATGAAACCAATTACCAACACCATTTGGTGTAGATAGTGCGATACATTGTCCACCAGTAGATAATGTCTGTGAAGCAGCAGCCCATATTGGTTCAATTTTATCAATAAAAGCAGCCTCATCTAATATTAGTAGAGATAGTGCTTCTGAACGACCACTATCTTCACCACTCGATACTGCTTTTATTTGTGAACCATTATTATAACGTAAAGAAAGCTTATTATCCTCTGTACATTTTTGTTTTAACCAAGAGGGTAAGTTGGCGTGCATTACTCTTACTTTGGTTACTAAGTTTTTAGCAGTATCTTGTTTAGTAGCGATTACTAATATATTTTTATCCTGACCAAAAGTCATCATCCATAAAGAATATCCAGCGGTTAATGTCGATAATCCTAACTGACGAGCTTTTAATATGATATTAAATCTATGGTCTTCAAAAGTTTGTAAAGATTTTTCTTGATATTCATATAAATGAAAAGGAACTTTGCCTTTCATCGGGTGCTGAACAACACAATACTTCTTTAAAAAGTATATCGGATCTTTAGCACACTTTTGGTACTCTTTTTTGATTACTTCTTTTAGTTGTACTGGTTTCATAGTAATAAACTTCCTAAATAAAATCCAATTCCAAACCAAAGATATTTATTTTCCCATAACTTTGGTTTTACTAATTTAATCATTTTTTCGTTAGCTTCATCTCTCTCTTTTAATAACTCAATCTGTTCACTTTTTTTTAATAAAAGTAAAGAGTCTGTTTTTACTTGAGATTCCAATTCTTTTATAATGTTATCAGAGTCATCAATTACTTCTTTTTGTGAAGCAATTAAATTATTAGCATTGTCTACCTTACCCTGCCATTGTAAGTCTCTTTCTTTTATCATCTCCAATACTTCATCTTGTGTGTATGATTGACCACTAGCTACTGATAACACAAAGAATGTTATTAAAAAATACTTTAATACTTTCACACCTAACCTCATTTACTTTTAGCAAATTTTCTAAGAAACTCTTCAGCTGATTCGACTTCATCTTTTTCATAAACTTCTTCCATCTGTTTAGTTTTCTTTTTAGAATTAGTTAATTTTCTTTTTAGATTACCAACCTCTTTTTTAGAAGATGTTTTAGCTTCCTCTAATTCTTTAATTTGTTTCTCAACTTTTTTCTCTTGCTTTTTATTTTCTTTAATAACTTTTTTAAGTTCTTTTACTTCTTTACTTTTTGAAGAAGCAGCAAAGAGAGCACCAATAGCTCCTAAAATACCAAGTATTATTTTCCAAATTTTCATTATTCGTTCTCCAATTCTTTTAAAACTTCTGTATACTTTTGTATAGCTTCATCAGCTTCCTTTTGAACTTTATCCATATCAACATCCCATTTTTCTTTTTCTAACATAGGATAATTAACACCAACATTATTATAAAATTCAGGAGCTTTCATATCTTTCCATTCTGAAATAGCTTGTATTTGATCTTTAATAAAAGCTATTTTGTTTTTTCTAATTTTATTTTCAGCCCATTCTTCATACTTCCCTTCAATACGAAGCTTATTTTCTATCTTAATTTGACAATCAAAACAATGTCCGAACATTAACCACATTTTATCATCTAATTTCTTTTTCATAATCTTATCACATTCAGGACAAAACATTGGCATTCTAGCCTCTTTCATAATATCAGAAAGTCTGCTTATTTGGTCACCACTTTTTTGTTTCTCTCCTTCGTAACCTACCATTACTCTTTTTTCAGGGGTTCT